CTTTCCTGCTTTTTGTAATGTTTCTGATCCTGCTTTTGTTAGAGGTGCTACTAATTTATTACCCAGTAACAATTCTACAGGTTTAACTACAACTGTGTTAATTCCTTTTGCACCTAATTGTGCTGCACCTATACCTAATTTGTTAGATAATAATGGAGATAAACCATATTTATATCCTAGTTGTGTTGCTTTACCAACTAATGGAAAACCACCACCAACCGCTGTACCTTCTAAGCCATATTTAATTCTGTTTCTAAACTCTGCACCTGCTTTTTTTCTACCACTTAAACCTTTTGTGTCTTCTGGTTTAAAAAACAAAGATTCTCTTCCAGGTTCTGATGCTATAAAATCTGTAGCTCCTACAATACCAGCGCCTTCAACCATTCTTGTTGCTATCTGACTTGCTTTTCTAGTTTTACCACCCTTGACAGCGTCCGCTGCTTTTTTCATTTTAACAACAGCAGGTATTCTTCCTGCAATTTTAGCTATCGTTACACCAGGCACACCAAACTGTGTAAGAATAGATGTTAGTTCTCCTCTCCAAGTTTCTGGACGAGTAGGTTCTGTTTCTTCCATTAATTTTTCAAACTTAGATAAAAAATTTGTGTTAGCTGCAAGATCTGTTCCTGCAAATAATAATGATCCTAAACTATGTTGAAGATCATAAATACCTGAGTCTATTCCTTTTGCTATTTCATCAAGACCTGTTGTGTAATCTCTTTCTTGTGTAATCTCTTTGTTGTTTATTCTAAAACTAGGTGCCTTTGCATCAGGTAATTTTTTAACAACTTGTTTAATATCTGGAGATATTTCTTTAAGCTTTGGATCCATAAAGTATGAATCAATTGCTCTTTTGGTAGGATTCAATTGATAGTACAAACTCATAATGTTTTTAGGGTCAGGCATAGCTAACCATTTCACAGGTCTTTTAGGTTTAGTTTGTGATGAGAGTTCTTCTTGTATTTTAAGTTTGACTTGATCTAAGTCTAATGGTTGTTGATTTTTTATATCAACTTCAACAGCTTCTTCCTTGTCCGGATCTTTGAGAAATCGTTCGTAGGCTGTATCGGCCATGTTACGCCTCCGCTGGTAATACTAAGTTGACGCTATATTTTCTATTGAATTGATCTACATCTGCTTGTGTTGAAATCATGGCAAAGTCTTCTAATGCTTCTGCACTGTTAGTCATAAGTTCTACAATATCATCTGTGATCTCTGCTGGTAATCTTGCTCTTAGTTGATCGTAACTAATTAAATTGTTAGATGCATCACCCATTGATCCGGGGGCCATGGTCTCTGTTTCAGTAACCTGCTCTTCAACCATCTCACCTGCCGCGTATCCTGCTCTACCACCACCGGAGAACTGACCAAGTATTGTTTTAACTTTTTCAATAGCATCAATATATAACTGTGGATCATTTTCACTTTCATATCCTGTTGGGTTAGCATCAAATAATTCTTCTGTAATTGATGCAAATAAAGTTTGACCTTGAGATGATTTAATAAATAATTCTATAGCACCGTCTGTTATTGGATTACTTTTAGTGTAATTATTTTTTTGAGTTTTTAATATATCTAACTGCACCATGTCATCTTCAGTTGCTGTACCAGCTTCAACTTTAGCTTGTATATCATATATTTTAGGAATAATTTTTTCTAGTTGTTTAGCTATCTCTAAATCTCTATATGTTTTACCACCTGTATCTGATCCAAGTATTTCTGATTGACCTTCAATCAATGATTTAAACATATCCGATCTTCTATCATCTAAATTTTCTGCTTGTGTATCCATTAATGCTTCTGCACCAGCTCTTGATGCTTTAAATTTTTCAAAAGGATCTTTAGCTGATGCTAGTGCCGTGCTTATTGCTCCACTAATACCATCACCCATTGGAGGTCTAGTTGCAATATCTATTCCAAAATCAATCATTAGATCACCTAGTCTACGTTTAGCATAGTTAGGTCTTTCTTTTGGTTTATACATTTGATCAGCTGCTGCTTTCATGTCACCGATAGATGCGTTTCTTAAAAACTCTGCCATGTTTTGATCCATGTTTAATGGTTGTACAGAACCTGCTTGATTATAACCTTGTCTAGGTGCTTGTAGTCCAGATGTAATTCCGCCGTCAGCAGATCCACCTTTTCTAAACATAGGTCTTTTATATAAATTACCTGGCATTATGATCTTCCTTGTGGAAAGGCTCCTCTTAGATAGTCACCATAACCAGTCATCAATCCTGCACCAACACCAGCTATTCCCAACGCATTCTGCAACGGCGTAGGGTTAGGTGTTACCATAGATTGATATTGTCCCGGTGCTCCAGATGCAATACTTGCAATTCCAGTTCCCAAATAACCTAGCCTTTCATATGGCTCGTAAGCTTCTAATCTGTTTGCTTCTCTTGTAGCATCTAGTTGAGCTTGTTCTTGTGCTTGTTGAGTCGCGCCCGCTGACCCTAAAGTACCAATGTCTTGTCCATATAATCCTGGAACTTGTGCAGCTAGACCTTGTTGGTTTTGTCCTAGTGCCATTTGTTGACCAAAGGCTTGATTTGCTAATTGATTAGCTTGTGTGAAACCTTGTTGTAATAATCCTGATTGTAATAATGCTCTGTTCATGTCAGATTTGTTTTGATATTGTGCTCTCATAACACCTTCACGTCCTCCACCTAAATTACCAGACATAGCTGCTTGTTGACCTATACCTGCTAAACCAGCTGCTGCTTGTGAATCATACTCAGCTAGTGTTGCATCAATTACGTCTTGTTGATACGGAGACATAAAAGGAGAGTAAGCTTGTGGTCCCGATAAACCCGCAGCTGCCGTATCATATGCTCCTGCTTGTGTAATGTAAGGTTGAAATGCACCAATACCTTGACCCTGTGTTGTAGCCATTGTGTATGCATCTTTTTGTGCTTGGTCTTGACCAGCAACTTTAGGTGCAAATAAACTTGTATCTAAATCAGCTGCCGTTCGTGCAGTTAATTGTTTTCCATAATCCGTTTGTAAATCTTGTACATATTGTGGTGGGAGTGCTTGTGTTTGTTGTACAGCCATTATATTACCTCGCTTAATCTTTCCGATGTTTCAAACATCTGTTGTGCGCCAGCCATACCTTGTGACTCTTCAGATACTTGTCCACCTTGTTCTAAATGTTTCATCATGTTCTCCATAACTTCTGCGCCTTTATCTATATCTCCACCACCTGCGTTTCTAACAGCATCTGCGGTAAATACAAACTCATTTACACTTAATCTTGCAGGCACATCGTCTGCTTTTTCTTCTCTACCAATAGGTACAAAACCACCTTCAGCTCTATAATCTTTTTCCATACCACCAAGATCCATGATTCCACCACCTTCGGCAAAACCCGCTCTACCACCGTAAGCTAATTTACTTGTGTCTATGTTTTTTCTTTTACTTAAAAAAGGATATTTAGCACTTAATGCTTTTAATTTTTCACCTGTTGGATCTTTATATGCTTCTATAACTTCTGTTCTAATGGCTTCTACGTCTAAACCCTCACCTCTTTGTAAATCTTGAATTTCATCTGGTTCCATATTACCCATAAGAGCAGTTGCTCCTAATGTTCCAGCTGCAAGACCCATTAAAAGTTTATTATTTAATCCAAATTTTTCTAACAAACCTAAATTTGGTGCTTGAGTATTTTTTATAAAAGCTTCATTAGCTTGTTTAGAAATTAATTCTGCAGGAGATAAATTTTTATCAGCTGCTGCATCAACTATTTTTTGTAGTTCTGTTTCATTAACACCTTCAGCCATACTTCCACCACTTGTAGAAAATTTATCTTGAAACATTTTACCAATTCCACCAGTGTCTTGAATAGGACTACTAAAATAAGAACCAAAACCTTCTTTCCCTGGCATTGTTTTTAAAGACAAACCTTGTAAGTTATCCATACCACCACCAATACCTCTAGCAAATTGACCCATGGCATAATTTTTTAATCCTGATTTAAGTGATGAACCTATTCTACCTGTTCTATCAAAGCCACCTATACCTGACATAGCTGCTGCAGCTAGTGGGTTAAACGGTGCAACGAATGGTGCTGCAACTTCTGCAGCTTTTGCTATTTCGTTTGGTATTAATTTTCTAACTGTTTTTTTTAAAAAACTTCCAAGACCATATCTACGTCTACCATCACCACCCATCATACCACCGTAAGCAGCCATCTGTCTGTCAGGTAATACCGGTCCTGTAGGTTTTGGTTGAAAGGGATTAACTGGTTTTGTTGGATCTTGTGGTAAAGGATTGCCACCGGCCATTTGTCCTTCAGCCATAGCTTGTTCCATAAACTGTTGCATAGACATAGGCTCTCTTCCCATCTCTATCATTTCATCAACGTATTTTAGATACTCTTCTTCTAGTTGAGCCATCATCATTTGTTCTATTTCTTGTGGAGATTTGGGACCCTCATCACCTCTATATTTTATAGATGGTGCGTTAGTCTCAAGTTCTTCTGAAATTTGTATATCTTCTATTCCCATGGTTTTGTCAGTTTACTTTGTTTTTGCGAACAAATCAAGAGGTGGCATGATAACTTTCACATCTTGAGCCATTTCTTCTGGTTTATAACCTTTAACTTCCCAGTCTTTTCTTTCCTTAAAAACCTCTCCAGTTTCCTTATGTCTATAAGTTTCTTCTACTTTTGCGTCATATACTTTCATTATGTTGTTACCTCTTTCTTGATATTTAAATAACTAATAGCTACATCAAACGAATCTGAGCTGCTTGATTGTACTGTAAAAGTTTTACCACCTTCTACTATTAAAGGTTGGGTTAGTAATTCTTTTGTTTGATTGGCTGTTAAGGCTACAGATTTAATAGCTGTAATACTGTTGTTTGTAACAGTAACTGTAGGTGTGCCAGCAGATGTAACGAGTATTGATTTAATAACATAAGTTTCACTAACTAAAGGATTTCCAGTTCCTAATGGTGTAAGTGCACCACCTGTTGTGCTGTTATCTATACCTACAAATTTATATTGATTTACTACTGCCATTAATCTAAAAAGAAACTTCTAGCTTCTATCTCCTGTTTTAATTCTTCTTGAAACGTTGTGTTTAATTTCTCAAGAACAGCATCTAAATCTCTAACTAAAGATTGTGCCACGTCTTCCTCATACTCGGAACTTGCTCTAGTTAATGTTTGTACTATCTTAGCCATTACGGAAATCTTTTATAAAAAATTTCTAAATCAGTTGGAACCCCATCTATACCCATGATGCCTTCTTGTGATTGAATAGGACTGTCAAAATAATTTTTTAATTCTCTTTCCTTGGCTGTCATAGTAGCAAGCGGATCTATGAAACTTGTTAACTCTCCAAGTTGTGGATTTGTTCCATCTCCTGGTCCTTCTGTAAGACCCATGTTTTTCAATTTATCATAACTTACAAAATCAGCACCTTCTCCTATTTGATCTAAATCTTGTGGCATTTGTGATTGTCCTGCGTTATTTATTAAAGACGCTATATCGTTTATGTTATACATATAATTAAATTCATTTTCTTGTGGTGTTGCCTGCGTTGCTTCTGCAAGCTCATTACTAAAATCAAGATCTGATCTTAAAGAAGAAGCATCATTAGGAACAATTCCCATAAGTGATTGTAAACCAGCAAGTCTTTCATCTAAATTAGTATTACTATAATCTCCATCAGCATATTTTCTGTTTAATGTATTTTGTATTGTACGAATTCTATCAAGATTTCTTCTTTGTTGTCTAGCTGCATCGTATTCTGCTTGAGTTCTATAACCTGTAAATTTTTGTCTAAAATCTCCAAGTGTATTTTGTATTCCTTGATTGTTAATAAAACTTGATCCTGGAATTAAAAAATTAAGTGCTGTTTTTGCTAAAGTGTTAAGTCCTCCTCCTGTACTACTTCTTTGCTCGTCTTGCTGTCTTTTAAATTCTCTGCTAGCTTTAACTTGGTCTGGAGTTATATATGTATCAATTGATTGCCCACTATCTCTTTGAGGATTAGGTCTGTTGCTTTCATTAGAACTAGGTCTGTTGCTTTGACTTGTTCTAGCATAATCAGATTTACTCGCACCTCTTTGTTGAAAATCTCTATCTCTACCTTTACCAGTGCTACTAGGTTCAGTACTCATGTCAGCTCCACCACCAACTTGAAATCTAATTCTTTTATCAATCATTATCGTCTTCCTCCAGCATGTATATCTAACCTAAATGTTCCTAATTTCCAACTAGTATCTACTGCAGTGTTTGATATTGTAAGGGCTATAGCTCTTGCTCGAGCTCTTGTATCAACTTTGCTTGTAGAAGTTGTTACTGTAAAAGGACCAAGTGATGAGCTGGCTGCTGCATCATTAGAATAATTTCTTAAATCTAGTTGTATAACAGCGTTTCCTTGTTGAGATATAAAATCAGGAATAATCCTACTAACTCTCATAATATTTTCACCATCACCTCTAAGGTCACCTAAATTAGTTGCAGCTCCTCTTACAACTTTTTGTGTAATATCATAATCACCTGATGTAATGTTAGCTGGAATAGCTGTAGTCACTCCAAGTCTTACTTGGTTAACACCTGTTTCGTGTTCATAGTAATATGAAATTCCCTCTGTATTTCCTGTTACATCAAAAGATGTATCCGTATCAGCATCGTACTGAGTTGCATGTGGTAATCCAAACACAGCAGAATCTTGCCAAGTAGTTCTAATAAATAAGCTATTTGCATTTACAAACCATATAGGTCTTTTAGCAGTAGAATCTAAATAGCTATATGTAACCGACTGAGTGTTTACGTTAGAGTTAGCTTCTGGATAAAACCATGTGACTTCACCAAACAAGTTATTAATTCCTGCATAAACCATTTGATTAGATGTTGTGTTAAGATTGTCATAAACATAATCTTCAACCAAACAATCCATTGATTCTAGTTTACCAGTGTATCTAAAAAAACCATTATCAGACATCCAATACGCAGCACCATCAACTTCAACAGCTGCATTTTTACCAATCAATCCACAGTTGGTACCTACTTGTTCAAAAGCAAATGTAAATGGAGTTCCAACAAATCTCATAGTAAATAAAGAAGTATCAGACCAAATATAAATTGCATTTCTACCAAGTTCAGCTCCGATGATCCGTGATCCAGCGGCCAGTCTTTGTGTACCAGCGCTATTTTCAGCTGTGGGTGTGTAGTCATTTATATTTTCTTGAGAAGAAAATCTAATAAACATTTCATCTTGAGTAGTTTTATCACCAATAGTTGTTTCTGTTCCAAAAAATACTAAGTGACGATCCGGTGTTGACACCAGCATGTCACGTGACGCTGTTGGTGCACCTGTTATAATAGTTGCTCTTGTTGTTACGGCATTTGTTAAATTTGAATTCCATTCAAAACATTCTCCATTAAAAATTAAAGCTATAAGTGTGTCACCTAAATTATCTAAAGACCACAAACCAGGTTCAGCTACTTTATCCGTGGTCGATGCTGCTTGACCCCAGGCTGAGTAAGCACTAAAATTAGTAACGGTTGCGCCATTGCTGTGAGAGGCGTTAGTTGTTCCCCTAACATTTCTAGTGATTCCTGTAAAACTAGTAGCGGTGGTTCCTGTGTAAGATATTTCTTCATTATCTACTTGTATAAAATTTGTTCCTGAACTAGGAAAACCCGTGGTGCTCGCTACGTTAATCGTGGTTCCAGTTCCACCTGTTCCAGCAGAGTCAGCATTTAATGCTCCATTTAAAGTTGTTGTTTGTGGGTTTGTAACTGTACCGCCCCACTGTGATATACCATAACCAAAAACTCCAACCTGTTCAGCTGGACCAACGTGGTAATATTGAAAATAAGTTATACCTCCAGAAGTGGTTGCACCACTTCCTGTTTCATTGCTTGGCATTGTAATAGTAATTGTAGTTCCTGTTGGAGCACTTGTTACCATAAATTTTTTATCACAAAAGTCTGCAGCGCCAAAGTTAGAATTTGTAATAGCTGTAAATGTAGATGTGTCACCAAATAAAATTATATCCCCTGCTTCAAAATTATGGGCTGAAGCAAAAGTTATTGTTACAGTCGGATCATTATTAGTTGTACTAAATGCGTTAGTGATAGCTGTGCCTGATGGATTAACTAAAGGGTGTATATCATAATAGACACCCCCTGTGTACGCGTATAAAATTCGGTTAGTTCCTAATATAGAATATTTAATACCTGTTCTATTAACCATGTGATGCAAACCTCTAGCTGCACCCGTTAATTTACTGTCTCCTAATTGAGACCAACCACCTATTTTTTCAGGGGTACCATATCTAAAACGCACATTTTCACCACCCGTCCACTGTGACTCAGCACCTGTAGATGTGACTTGTTTGTTAAAACCTGGTAGAAATCCTAATTTTTGTAACATAAATCTCTTATATAAGAAAATAAAAAGGATTGTACTATTTTTTATATGTTAAATCTACTTTTTTTAAAGGTATTATTGTGGTATATAATAGTTTTAGAGAATGAAAGTAAGAATATAATGAAAATAAAAGATCAGATAATAGTTAAAGATAATTTTTTTAAACAAAATGTATTAAAAAAAATACATAATGAAATTTTAAACTTAAATTTTACTAATAGGTTTTTAGGTCGTGAAAACAATGTTTATCAAAAGATATATTTTAACGCACCTTTAGATCAAAAACATTTTGCTGTTAAAGAAGTTTTAAAAAACTTAAAAAACCACGTAAAAGATAATTTACTTACTAATGAAAATGCATATTTTTTAAGCACTAAACACGAAGAAGCAACAGTTCATAACGACTCTTCTTATGATATTAATTGTTTGGTATATTTAAAAGGAGATTACTTGATAAACAGTGGCACAGGTTTTTACGATAAATTTAACGATAAATACGTTTTAAATTGTCATGTAGGATTTAAAGAAAATAGAGCAATTATTTTTGATTCTAAAATTTATCATGCTTCACTACAATTTAATGAAAACTCAAATAAAAGATACGTTATGGTAAATTTTTTTAATTATAAATAATGATGGAAAAAACAATTAACATTTTTAATTTTATTGGAATATATGATAATTACATTACTAAAGAAGAATGTAACAATGCTATTAAATTATATGAAAATGAAAACAAATTTAATAAAACATTTAATAGATTAGTTTCTGAAAAATCATCAGTTTTAGAAAAACAAGATCAACAATTTTTTGCTCAATCTAACAACATAGATACTTGGTGGGAAAATTTAAAACCTATGATGTTTAATTTTGATATAGCATTAAAACACTACCTTGAAAATACTGGAGGTAAAGCTGCTTATGATGGTGGACCCTTTCATTATACAAGTTTAAAAATACAAAAAACTTTACCTACTGAAGGTTATCACACATGGCACATAGAACATCAAAAAGGATTTGATAACGAAGCTAGGGCTTTTGTTTTTTCTATTTATTTAAATGATGTTGAAGAAGGTGGAGAAACAGAATTTCTTCATTTTTCTAAAAGAGTAAAACCTAAAACGGGTAGAATAGTTATATGGCCGGCTGGTTTTCCATATGTTCACAGAGGTAATCCACCTCTATCTGGTGAAAAATATATTTTAACTTCTTGGATGCTTTTAAGATGATTAGTCTATTAGACAAAAACAATAAATTAAACGAAGATCGAAATAGTATAAACGTTAGCTATACTAGACATGTTAATATTATATTTGGTAATTATCCTTATCCAGATATTATACATAACCTTTCTATGTCAATTAAATCTAATTTAGATCCTAACATGGATAACTACACTAATGTAAAAGGAGGAATGACTAATTGGAATTATTTTTTAGACAAACCTGAATTTGTTGACTTTATAAGTTATTTAATAAATAAATATCAAAACACACATCCTGGTATATTTAAATATTTTTTAGAAAGAAAAACTATTGAAAATGCATGGGGTAATGAAATAAAAAAAGGAGATAGTTTAAACTACCATAACCACTCTTGTATACATGGTATACTATATCTAACAAAAGGATGTGATTTAATACTACCAGAATTAAATTTAAAAATATCTCCAGAGCCTGGAGATTATTACATATTTCCACCAGAAATATTACATGGTTTCGACGTATACGAAGAAGACTATAATAGATATAGTTTAATATTTAATATTGTAGAAAAAAAAGCTTTTGAATATGATAAAAAATTAAGAGCTATACGAAGTAGGTCTAGCACCTAGTCTAGAAATTTTTTCAGCTTCCGTTTCAGTATTAGTTACATTACCTTCAGCATCGTAAGTATTTCCATCATTATTATCCCAATCACTTTGTAACTTAGCTAAATGAGCTGCATCCCATTTATCAATAAACTGTTGAATACTAACCCCTTCTGTATCTAAAGAACAATGTGGAGTGTTATCTCTATGCTCTACTTCATCCGAAGAATTAGTAGTTCCTGATTGAATAGCCCAAATATTTTGAAAATCTGCAGTAGCCCAAAAAGCATTATCATCAATAGTATAAGGAGTTCCTGCTTCAGCTCCTGTGTTTTTAATAATACTTTTGTCTTCAAAGATTACTGTCCAATTTGAATTTGTTGTCATATTTTTCCTAAGTTTTAATTACGTAAATAATTGTTAAATAAGGTTGTAAAACTGAAGTTGCATTTCCACTAAAGTTTGCACTCATGTTATGAGAGTGTCCTTGGCCTGAACCTGTGCTACCTGTGTTCGTTGGTGGAGATTTAGCAGTCTGACCTGTACCTGAACCAATGTTAGTATCACCTTGAATTACACCACCTGTGTGGGAGTGTGATGCAAGTTGTGCAGTTGATAGAGTTGCGTTAGCTGTACTTCCACCTACGTTTCCAGATGATGCTACTGTTTCCGCTCCTGCAGTAGATGCTAAAGCTTTGTTGTTTGATTTACCCATTGCAATTTTGTCTGTAAAATTAGGTACATTAAAAGTCGATGAACCGTCACCACCACCATAAGTAGAGGCTATGATTGCAAATAATGCAGAATAAGTTGATCTTGAAACTGCTTGACCATTACATTCTAAAAAACCTGTTGGCACTGAAGCAGAAGACCACGGCACAATAGTTGCCGTAGGAATACCTTCGATACCAGTAAGGTCTGAACCATCAAAATTATATTTAGTTGCTTCGTAATTTGCCATATTATTTCTCCGTGTAAGTCCATCCTACATCTGAACCAGAATAAACTAATCCAAATGCTGCGCCCTCAGTATTAACTACTAAGTCTGCGCTTGTGTTTGCTATTTTAGAACTATTTCTTCCAACAGTCAATGCGTTAGAGTCAAAAGTATATCTTGAGTCTACAAAATTTACGATGTCACCTACTGCAGGCGATGCCGGAAGCGTTACTGTAACTGCTCCACCATTTGTGTCTACAAAAAGTTGAGCACCTGATTGAACTGTTTCTGATGCAGTTATAGTTCTCCAGTTTCTAGTTTCTAAATCTTTAACTATGTTAGTTCCATCAGCATGACAGATATAATTATTACCTTCGCATAATAAAAAACCACTAGCACTAGTAACTTTAAAAGTTAAAGTATACCCTGCGTGATTAGTTCCATCTATTATATTAAATACTTTTTCTATACTTGCTGGAAAATTTACTATTCTGTTTCCGGCAAGAGTTCCAGTAAACTTTAAAGTCATATTTCTTGCATTTGAAACGGTAGCGTCAGTCATAGCAAGAGTAACATCTCCGGATGCTACATCTATTGCTTGATAACCTGCAACAGATTGTTGAACAAGGTTTAAATTATTGTTTGTTTTTGTGCCCCATGTACCAGCGTTTTCGCCAGTAGCCATTAGCTCTAGTTTAAGATCTGATGAATATGTTGATGCCATTATTTATATTCCTTATTTTTGTTATTTATATTGTTTATTTAGTTTTAAGTCAAACATAATTATGCAGGTGTTTTTGTCGTATATCCTGTGCTTGTTTTAGGTGTTTTAATTGAATACCCTGTACTCGTTTTAGGTATTAGTTTTTCATAAGTACCTGGGAAAGCTATTCCTGTGCCATTGACAGTAGATTGAAGTTCTAAACCAACTAATCCCATAACAACATCAGTAGGTATAATAGATCCTGTGCTTGCAGTTGATAACACCCCTGTTAATGGAACTCCTATTTCAGGAACAATTGATCCTACAGAAGCTGTTGCATTGACACCTGTTAGAGGGAGTATTAATTTTTCAACTATCTCTATATCTCCAACACTAGAAGTTGATGATACTCCTGTTAATCCCATAACATCAGCTGGAGAAATACTTCCAACACTAGAAGTTGATGATACTCCTGTTAATCCCATAACATCAGCTGGAGAAATACTACCCACGTTTGATGTTGCACTAACACCTGTTAGAACAGGGTAGGAATCTATAACAAAACTTAAAGAACCAACACTAGATGTAGCACTAACTCCTGTTGGAAATATTATAGACTGCAAATCTAAAGTTAATGATCCAACACTAGAACTTAATGCAGTTAATCCTGATAGTTGAACAAGTTTATTAAATGAATCTCCATAAGGTTCTTCACCCCAACCATTTCTGCCCCAACCAACTAATGTACCTGCGTTGTCAAAAGTTCCAAGTTCCGTTTGAGCTTGTAAACCCGTTAGTGCTGTTATAGTAAGTTGATCAGTAGTCGGTGATCCTACTGAAGCGGTAGTGCTAAGTCCTGTTAAATCTACTGGAATAATTTGAGCAGCTTCGACAGCGCCAACACTAGATGTTGTACTTAAACCAGTTAGTGCAACAGAATATTCTACACCCCAACCAGCATTACCCCATTGGGCTCCACCCCAACCGGATCCTGGATAAGCTTCCACTGTTCCTAAAGCTGTAGTTAATTCTGATGGCGCTGTTAATTGTATAGCAGTGTACTCTACACCCCAAGAATTAGAGCCCCATGTTACACGACCCCAACCTGATCCTGGAAATGCGGATACTTCACCTACACTAGAAGTTGCTTGAACTCCTGTTGGCGAAACTGTAGCAACGTTAGATGCCCAGGAATTTTCATTCCAGGCTACTGAAGGATTATCACCACCCCAGATAGATGCCATAAGGAGTCCCTCCTTATGCTATCCGAAGAATTGCGTTAGATGCGTCTGCTGTAGGAAATTGAATTGTAAAAGTTCCAGATGATACAGTTTTATCACCACCGAATGCGATTGCACAAACTGCTTTGTCAGAGTTTGTATCGTTATAAATCAAACAACCATTTGCTGTAAATGAAGCAGAAGTAAAACTAACGTCTGCAAAATCACAACATGCCGTGTCAGTTGATAAAGCTGGAGTTACACTTGTAAGAGTGGCACCACCCGCAGAATAAGCTGAACCTGATGTATTAGATATTTCATTTGTTGCACTGTAAGCTGTTGTTGATTTATTTAGTGTAGCTGAACTTGTGTATAAAGCTATTTTAAAAGTATTCCCAGACGATGCTGTAAAATTATGTATAGCCTGTAAAACTTCTGTTTTAAAACTATTACATACTGCTGATGTTATTGCCATAATATTTTTCTCCTAATTACTGAGGCGGTGACTCGATTGGTATTCTTATTGTACCATCCGTGTAATCGTCTCGTCTTCTTCTTCCAAGTTGCATCGCTGCAAACTTTTGTAGTTCTGTTTTATATCTATTTTCATATAGTGTCAACATGTCTGTTGGACCTTTTAAAAACATAAATGCTTCTACTAAACAAGCATATAATAACCCTTGTGGAAAGTAATTACTTATATAAGTTCCAGCGGTATTAGTCTCTAAACCAGTAGGCACAGCATTATAATGAATAATATATTTGTAATTTTGATCTGGTGTAGGAGCAATAAATAAAGCTCCTGAAGTAGCTGTGTTAGCTCCTGTTGTAGCACCACCGTACATAGAATAATACTTAGGTAATCCTTTAACATTTTGTCCTGTAGCACCCCCAGAAGGTCCTGTTGCTTCTCCTACATATTCAGTAATAAAAGTTTGATCACGTCGTTCTAACCAAAAACCTTGCTCTGTAACTGCTGTTGTAGAATTAAAAACTTGAACCCCTCTAATAAATAAAGCTTTTGTAGGAACTGTAATACTATTAAAGTTTTGTGCAAATTGTGCTTCAGCTTGAAGTCTGTCTGAATCCATAGGACAATCTAAATTAATTCTATGTTCTGCATTTTCTAAAAATCTATTTATAACTGCAGTGGTAAATACATTAGCATCTACTTCTGTATAGTTTCTAATATCTGTTGTTAAATCTGAGTAAGTATATCCAGCCATAATTAAGCTCTATCATTAACGGGTCCAATTGTACACTGAAAACCGCCTCCTGTTGCTGTGCTTGTAGCATTAGATACTAAAGGCACAGTTAATGAATTATATATTATTTTTGTAGCAGGTTGTGCTCCTGTATTAAAAGTTGTTCCTACAGCTGTTGCAAGATATG